ATAAATTCTTTTCATTTGGATAATTCAATAAAATTAATTATAATAAATAAAAAATATGTACGGTAAGAATCAATGGAAAGGTAGAGAAGTTGAAGGTCGTTATTCAGATCTTATGACTTTCTTTGTAAGAGAATTAGATTTCACTAATAAAAATAGTTATGGATTGGATATAAAAAATCTTAATGAATATCCGCATTATTATTTTACAATCGAATTCATGAAAAAATCTTTAAAAGAAGAACATTATTTAGAAACTTTAAGATGGATTTTAGATAATTCTAATAGTGCTGTTACTATAGAAGCAAATGAAGAAACATTAACAGCAGTAAAACCAGATCTATTTAATAGATGTCACATTATATATAGAATATCTGATCCTTATTTAGAAATGCTTAAAGACACTGACACATTATCAATTGATGCTGGATGGTATAGAGTTCATCAAGTAACAAAATGCAATATGATGGAGATTAGTCCAGACAACTATAAATTTGACGAAGAAATATGAAATATTCAGTAGTAGTATCATTTAGTATGGAAGGATTTCATTGTTGGCCTGAAGCTAGAGAAATATTTCCAGAAGTAGGATTTTTATCTGATAGTCATAGGCATATGTTTGGGTTCAAATGTTATGCAAAAGTAACACATACAGATAGAGATGAAGAATTTATCTTAATGCAAAGAAAATTAAAAAAACAATTAAGAACTAACTTTGCTGGAAATATATTACAATTTGGTAGAATGAGTTGTGAAGATATAGGCGAATGGTTATTAGAACAAAATGATAATCTTTATAAAGTAGAGGTTTGGGAAGATTGGGAAAATGGAGCAATAATAGAAAGATGATGAATTTATTTAAGAAAAAGAAGAAGAATATGAAAAAAGTATTTTATTTTGGTTTAGAACCATTAAAGGCTAGATATACATATCAACTGTCTAAAGAATGGATGCCAAATGCATTTAAACCATATGTAGATAATAAAAAAATTAAGTTTATTGATGTAGAAGGAGAATTTGATCCTGATCAGCAAATTAAGATTGGAGCTGTATTAGATGCAGTAGGTAGAGGTAAGTTTGCAATGAGTCAATGTAGTAACTTTTTGGATATGCTAAATAATGACGAAGTAAGTGATGGAGATGTCATATTTCTTCAAGACTATTGGCATCCTGGAATTGAATCTATATTGTATGCAATAGATTTATATGGAATTAAATTAGATATATATGCAATGCTCCACGCACAATCTGTTGATGAATATGATTTTACATATCCAATGAAATCTTGGATGAGAGGTTTTGAATTAGGATTAGATAAAAGAATGACTGGTATATTTGTAGGATCTTCAATACACAAAGAACAATTAAGAAATGCTGGATTTGAGTCTCCAATACATGTAGTTTCATTGCCAATTGATAAACAAGCTACATTGGATAAACTTCCTGATTATGATTCTTTAAAGGATCGTAAAAATGTTGTTGTATACTCTAGTAGATTAGACAAAGAAAAGAATCCATATTTTATGATGGAAGTAGCCCGGTTATTTCTAAAAGAACACCCAGACTGGGAATGGCACGTAACAACATCTGGTAAAGAATTTAAATCAATGCTACCCGGCGTTATAGAAAGTCTTAATACATTAGCAAAAGAAAATGATAGATTTAAATTATTAGATAATTTGACAAAAAAAGAATATTATACAGAATTAGCAACATGTTCAATACAATTTAATACAGCATTACAAGATTATGTATCATGGACTGTTATAGAAGCAACTATATTTGGAGCTGATATTGTATATCCAAATTTTAGATCATTTCCAGAATTTATAGATAATGACAGATTATATAAAGCATTTGATTTAGACAATGCATTAACAGTATTAGATAATACAATAGACTCTTTGAAGATTCATGACTATATAGGAGACACTTCAGATTTAGGTAGACAAATGGAAGCGTATATTGTATCAAATAAAATTAATAACGAAATCAATGTGTGGCATGAATTAGATTATTGCTTACACTTATTAAAACAGGAGAAATAACATGAAAATTGATGTAACAGGTATTGAAGAAATACAAAATACTATTCAAAAACCTTTTCAGACTTTAGCAGAACAATTAAGTGAAAAAGATTGTTTAGACAAACAAAGTAGTGAAATTGTAACATTTATATTTGAACAGTTAGCTAGAATTGGTGAAACTGATCAATGGAATATAATAGATTAATATAATGGATAAAAATTTTATATATTATCCATCATTATCTGCAGGTAGTATGGTGTCTGCATTCAAGAAGAATACAAAATTTGAAGATGGAGTCACAACTAGATTCTTCTCAAAAGAGTATCCAGAAGAATGGAGACATCCATATTTCTTAATTACAGCAGGACATCATTTTAAAAAGATGGATTTCCGTGATCAATTAGGATTAGATGATGAGGTATTAGTATTTGGAGATTCAGGTGGATTCCAAATAGCAACCGGTGCTTTAAAATGGGATGGAACAATACGTGAGCGTATATTTGAATGGTTAGAACATAATTCTGATGTAGCAGCAAATTTAGATATTCCACCTAGAGCTAAATATGAAAATAGATTTGCTGAATCTATGGATATTAGTTTTGATAATTTTAAATATTTTGAATCTAAGCAAACAGGTAAAACAGATTTCTTAAATGTTATTCAAGGTACATATCATGAAGAATATGCACAGTGGTATCATAAATTTAAAGATTTTGCCTTTAATGGGTGGTGTATTGGAGGTCCTAAGAAATTAGTAGATTTTATGTATGTTATAGCATTAATGCTTAAAGAAAGAGAATTTGAAAAAGCTCATATAAAATATATACATCTATTAGGTATATCAAAAATATCAGACTTTTTTATATTAGCAACATTACAAAAGTTAATTAATAAACTAACTGACAATAGAGTATTGTTCTCAACAGATTCTAGTTCTCCAGGACAATATCCTGTATTTGGAACATATCTTCATTCTGGTAATTTTAAGACTCAGACATTTACTGAGTTATACTTTCCAAAGAATAATGAATATAGAAGAAAATCTCATGCAAGTAGAGCTAATAAAACAGTAGATATTGATACATCTAGAAAAGTCCCATGTTGTTTAGGATGTCCTGCATGTAAAGACTTTACTTATGATTACTTAGGTGGACAAACAGCTACTGGTCTAGATAGATACAGTCAAGAAGGTATGCCAAGGATGGTTATACATAATACTCATTTATATGTAAATATTGCAAAAGACGTTAGTCAATTAGTAAACAATCACGTTGAGTTGTTGGAAACAGCAATTCCAAAAGACTTAAATGATGTCATATTATCATTACATGCAATGTTTGAAGATCCAGACAATGCAATGAATGTATATGCAACATATAAGAAAACATATAAGAAATTTGGTGGTGATAGTATATCAACTACTGATGCAAATCAATTTAATAAGTTTTTTAAAACATAAAAGGTAGAACAATGGAAAAAAGTAAATTACAATCATTTATTAATAGATACTATTTAGCAGGTAACTGTGAAGCAGTAACTGTTAAAGCAAATGGAGAATCTGTTAATTGTGAATTAATAGATGTAGATCAAACCGTAGTAGGTAAAGTAAAATGGAAAACAGATCCATTTATGTCAGGAGAATTAGGTATTAATCATACTGGTGCGTTAACTAAAATGTTATCTGCAGTAGGTGAGAAAATTGATATTGAAGTTAATGACGCTCAAGGTAAAAATTATGCAATGAAGATAAAAGAAGGAAGTACAACAATGACTTTTATGTTAGCTGATACTTCTGTTATTCCTGCAGTCCCAGCAATTAACGCAGAGCCTGAATATGAGGTTACAATTGATATTGACGAATTATTTGTTAATAAATTTATCAAAGCAAAAAATGCATTACCAGATGCAAATAATTTTGCAGTACAAGTTCAGAACGGTAAAATTAAGTTTATTATTAATTATACAACTATTAACTCTGATAATGTTACATTTGAAATAGATGGTACAGCAAATGATTTAGAACCAATTTGTTTTTCAGCTGATAAATTAAAAGAAGTATTAACTGCAAACAAAGGCGACAAAGGTACAATGCATATATCATCTAATGGATTAGCTAGAGTAGATTTTACTGGTACAGATTTTGATTCAAATTATTGGTTAGTTCAATTACAAAATTAAGATGGAAGTTCGAGTAATAAATAAATCAGAAAATGATCTTCCTAGCTATGAAACGTTAGGAAGTGCTGGGTGTGATGTTAGATCTACCCATGCAGCAATAATAGGTCCTGGTTTAAGTACATTAATTAAAACTGGATTATATGTTGAAATTCCATTGGGATATGAAATACAAGTTAGACCTAGAAGTGGATTAGCATATAAAAAACAAATAACAGTTTTAAATTCTCCTGGCACTATAGACGCAGATTATAGAGGAGAAATTGGAGTAATTATAATTAATCATGGATTATCAAAAGTTACTTTAGAAAAAGGCGAAAGAATTGGACAATTAGTATTAAATAAAGTTGAACAAATAGAATGGAATCCAGTATTAGCATTAGCTGATACTAATAGAGGTTCTGGAGGATTTGGGAGCACAGGAAAAAAATAAATTATGTTTGGAGTAACAGAAAATACACTTTGGGTAGAAGCATTTAGACCTAATACATTAGATGGATATATTGGTAATGAACATATTATTGATAAAGTTAAAATATTCATTGAAAATGGAGATGTTCCTCATCTACTACTATATGGAGTAGCAGGTACCGGTAAGACTACATTAGCAAAAATTATTGCAAACAATGTAGATGCAGATTTAATGTATATTAATGCATCTGACGAAAACTCAGTAGATGCAGTAAGAGATAAAATCAAAAGATATGCATCTACAGTAGGGTTTAAAAGATGGAAAATTGTTATATTAGATGAAGCTGACTATCTTACCCCTAATGCACAAGCTGCATTAAGAAACTTAATGGAAACATATAGTAAAACTACAAGATTTATATTAACTTGTAATTATGTTGAAAAGATTATAGATCCAATACAAAGTAGATGTCAGACATTTGGAATAACGCCTCCTAGCAAAAAAGATGTGGCTCAAAGATTAGTTACGGTATTGGAAGAAAAACAAGTTGAATATGACATTAAAGATGTAGCAGCTATCATCAATTCTTCATATCCAGATATTCGTAGAGCAATTAATGGAGCACAGAGCCATGTAGTTAAAGGCAAATTGACATTAGATAAAAATAGTGTTGTACAAGCTAATTATATGACTGAATTGTTAAATATTCTAAAAAATATTAAAGATAAAAAAGAATCTTTTAAACAAATAAGACAAATTATTGCAGATAGCAAAGTTAAAGACTTTACGCCATTATATACATTTTTATATGATAATTTAGATGAATTTGCTATTGGTAATATAGCATCATGTATATTAATTATAGCAGAATCACAATATACTGATACTAGTGTTGTAGATAAAGAAATTAATATTATGGCAATGTTTGTAAAATTAATGAATGAATTATAAGGAAATAATATGAACACAACAAAGCCAAATATCAGTCCAAATGATTTAAAACCTATGATCTGCACAGAATGTGGCGGTATGTATTTTAGACAAGTTATGTGTATTAATAAAGTATCTAGATTTTTAACTGGACAAGACAAAGACACAGTATATCCAGTACCAGTATTTAGATGTGATGATTGTGGCCATGTTCCAGAAGAATTTCAACCGGAGACAAAATAATGGGAACTCCATATATAAAAGGCCCTGTTGTTTTAGTATTTAAAACGTCTAACAGAAAAAATGCTAAAACTAAAATGAAAATATTTAAAAACAAAAACGTTGATGTTGTTAATGAAAAGAAAATGCCAGGCGTTCCTGATAATGCAGTAGTATTAGAGTTAGCCGTTGGCGAATCATTTATTGACACATATAAACACAAATATAAACTATGACAAAAAAATCTGCAACTATCTTCGACTTTATTAACGGAATGACACACGAAAAGAAAGAATGGTCTAAATATACAGATATAGATCACAAAAAGTTCTCTCCTTTTATTGTCAATAGATGGTTATCAATGAGAATGGAACTAATTGAAGTAATTAATCAGTTACAAAAATATACAATTGGGTTATTATCACCTAGAGATACTTATCGTCTCTATCACGGCCTACTACCTGCCCAGAGAACCTTTGCTAAGTACATTAAAGGAAAAAAGGAAGATAAGTATGATACTGATTTAGTTTCACAAATTGCAGACCACTATCTAGTAAGTAAAACAGAAGCCATTGATTATGTTGAATTAATGCCTAAAGATAGTTGCAGTGCTTTGTTATCAAAATATGGATATACAGAAAAAGAAATTAAAAAAATGTTGAAAGGTAAAAAATGATATTTGAATCAGATAACACAGAATCAGTAAATACCCAATATCATTATGTTGGTAAATCTAGCTTATACAAGTTTTCAGAAGAATGGGATTTAAATTCATATGAATTTGATATTATTAAAAGAATTGTTAGATGTAGAAAAAAAGGACAATTTGAAGAAGATTTAAAAAAATCAAAAGATTTGATAGATATTTATCTTACTGAACATTTGGATCAATCCAAATAATTTCTTATAATATAATAAAAAAAGAATATGGCAAATAACGTATATACAGTTGTGAGTATAGAAGCATCTAAAAAACTTATAAAAAATTTTACAAATAAATTATTTACACCAGAAGTTGAAAAAGCAGATTGGCAGAAAAAGAGTGATATATTAGCTAACAACTTGTATGGATTATTATATAAAGATTATCCAAAAGATAATTTAACTAGAGAATGGATGACTGAAAATGTAGGAGCAAAATGGTGCTTTGTACATGATTGGCAAATAGAAGATGATATAATTGATTTGACATTTGATTCAGCATGGTATCCTCCAGAAGAGCTATTTCATGAATTAGCAGATTGGTTTGCAAAGCGAGGAGAATTTGAAATGGAAGCTAGAAGTGAAGATGAGGCATATTTACATGTTTCAGGAGGTTATGCTAATCAAAATGGATCTGAATTCATAATGGAAGACGATAATCTTCCAGAATATCCAGATGAAGATGACTTTGAAGATAACGAAGATCAATATGCATATGACGAAGCTGTTGAAAATTTTTATGATAAAATTTCTGAAATAAAAGATGATCTTATCTTAGAATCTAAACAAGATCTTATTTTATATCCATAATATGAAAAGTGGCTATATAAATCCAATATATAAACTGTCATTAAATGATGTATCTAAGGTTCCTGCTAAGATATCTTACTCGCAATGGTCTATGTTTGAAAAGTGTCCTAGACAATGGAAACTTTCTTATATTGATAAATTAGCTCCATTTACTCACAATATAGCAACTTGCTTTGGAACA